CCCCGGCAGATGGTCGGGACACGTCGAAGCGTCTTACGTGGGCAAGCACATTACACGGCTGCTGCCTGATGGCTGGTCGGCCCACTCGCTACGGCACCGGTACGCCACCAGAACCTATGAGTCAACACATGACCTGTACTTGGTGAGCAAACTGCTGGGCCATTCCTCGGTCGAGACAACACAAATCTACGTTGCGATGCCTGACAGCCGGTTACGCGCCGGCATGTCCGCCGTCACTCTGCAAGCCTGATAAGATTCTGACAACCCAAAGAAGGATTAACCATGAAAAAGATTATCGCAGCAGCCGTCACCGTTACCACCGTGTTGTCGTTGGCCGCTTGCGGCGGCAATACAGCCGTCGATAAGTCCGATTGTCTGGACGTGCCGCAAGACGTGCTGAATGTCGTGGCTTCAGGCAGCGACAGCAGCGGTTTAAAGCCCGAGACCGGCAAGGCCGTGAAGGGCGACACCGAAGGCACCTATTGGCTTGCCATGAAGTTCACCGCCGATGGTTTCAACGGTGATACCGAGACCGGTATATGGCTGGTGTCCGGTCTTGATGCCGCCAGCGCCGCGCCGGTCATGTCGGTTGACGGTTTCGCCAAGCAATTCACGCACTGGCCCACGCAAATCAACGGTACCGAGCTGAACGGCACCGAAGAGAAGGCGAAGGCCGCTGCCGCGTGTCTGGCCTGATATGCAACAGCCCCCCACATTGTGTGGGGGCTGTTGCATCATTGCGCGTGCTTGGCGCGTGATTTCGGGGTGATTGGGTTGTCTTTCCACCATGCCCAGAGCGCGGATCCCACGTTGAAGAGCAGCGCGACTAGCTGGTTCACGGTTTCGTCCGCAATCGGTATGGTGTCCACGCCGAACATGACAAGCGCCGCGTTGACAAGTCCCAAGAGAAGCACAATGAAGCGGGCGATTGTGGCCGCGCTGATGCCGGGCGTGCGCGGGTCGCCGCCTTCCACCTGTTCCTCGTTATCCATGGTTTAGTCTTCCTTCTCGGTCTTGCTGGTCGCGGTCACGTTGATTTCGAGCGCGTCCAGTTTCGCTTTCACGGCGGTTTCAACGGTTTTGGCGATATCGGCGGGGTTGCTGCCGAGCGCCTTGGCGGGCGCTTCAATCGCCGCCGCCTGAGCGGTGATTGTCGCGGTCATCTCACGCACGCGCTTGTCGATGTAGCACACGCGCGTGTAGATGTCGCCTCTGCTGCCGTCCTTGGTGCCGCCGTCGTCCGTGCGGGTGAGGATTCGGTAGAGCGCGGCGGTGTCGTGATGTACCCAACTGAGCCTCACCCATGCGGGTAGGTTGTTCTTGCCGCTTGTGGCGTTCTCGCCAAGTCCGTAGTTCCAAACGTCTCCGGCGCTGGTCATGTCGTTTCCTTCCAGTATTTCGTTTGCCTTGTTGATTACGTAGATGTAGTTCAGCCCGTTCGGCGCGAGGTCCGGGCATGTGGTGTGGTCGCTGCCGGGAATCTCCCGGTGTAGGAACACGTTCACGCCGTGTATGAGCTTCGGCCAGCCGTATCGGCGGGCGATGTCCGCGCACAGTCGCGCCGAAGCGTCATGGCAAGCCTGAGTACAGGGTATGAAGTCCATTCCGCCCTGATGCTCGATACTGATGGTCTGACAGTTGCTAGCATGGTTGCTGTCGGTCCACGGCGCATCCGTTTCGGCTACGTACTGGTGTATCTCGCCGTTGCCGCCGATGCCGTAGGTGCTTGAGGCTTGCCGCGCGCTGTTCTGAAACACGCTATCGGTGCCGGCCAAGTACCCGGCCATGATGTGCAAGGTGATGCGCGTCACCTTGTAGCCCAAGCGGCCGTTGTAGTGGTTCGGGCTTCCTATCCACTTGACGCCATTCATGTGTCTCCTTTCGTTAGTCGTCGTGCTTGAACAGGTCTTCGGGTGGTCCGGGCGGCGGCGGGCCAAGGCCCTTATAGATGTGGTCCACTAGGGCGCGGTTCCATTGCCATAGGCGTTGGTTGTCGGCTTGCATCTCTTGCGCCAACTGGTATGCCTCAAGCCGGTTTTTGGCGGCGGCGTACAGGTTCGACGCAAGAGCGCCGCCGATGGCACTGATAAGGCCGACTAGCGCGATAATCACGTCGTCGCTCATACGAGGCTCATTTTGCGGGTGCCGAACACCTGAGTGATTGTGAGGTAGTCGCCCGTGTAGGCCGCGTTGCTGTTCGCCGCGTTCACCTCGCCCGTCTGATAGTCGCCGTCCGCAGCTCTCCGCCACGTGTTGATGTTCTTGTTGTCAATCTTGTAGCAGCGGTTTTTCACGTAGAAGGCGGCGGGCGCGACGTAAATCGACGTGGTGAGCGCCACCACCTTGCCGTTCGGGCGGGCCACGTCCATCGAGCCGTAGACGCCGTCGTTGGACTTGAAACAGATGGTCAGTTTCTCAAAGTTCGCGGCCGATTCACTCAAGGTAATTGCGCCTTGGAACACGTTGGCGTCGTTGTCGAACAAAACCACGTAGTTGGCCTTGATGTTGGCCAACAGGGTTTCAAGGGATGCGACGCGGGCGGTGAGGCCGTTTTGGTCGCCGCCGCCATAGTCGAACTTGGCTAGCACGCCCTCGATGCCTTCGGCCTGTTGCTGAAGAATATCGGGGAGATTCCTTATCGGCTCGTTGTCTTCGGGGTACGGGAAACGGTATTTTTCCGTGGTTCCTACTGTCATGGTTCCTCACCTATTTTCGATACGTAGCGCAAAGCGCCAAGTTTCCAATTGCAGTCAGCGAATGTGGCCGTGCTGGTCATGGCCTTCATCTGGGCGCATGTAGGCGTGCCCGTCTTGGTGTTGACGGCGGGGAAAAGCCGCGCCTTATGCGTCCAGTGGCTTTTGCGGTTGGTCACGTCGTATGTGAGCGTGCCGCCGATTTTCGCCCATGGCCCGTATGTGGCCGGTGCCGAACGCTCGAATTTCGAGCCGATGAACACCATGACCGTTGGGCGGCAGTACATGAAAAGCTGGTTGAGCCTGTCGCCCCTGAACGTGACTTCGGGGAGCCGCAAACGCCGGTTGCTTTCCCTGATGGTGTTCATGGCAAGCGTGAAGTCGATTTTTCCGGGGTCGCTGTCCGCCTGATTGTCGTACTGAGTCCAATTGGCCTCGATGCTCAGGCATGTATCACCCTCACGCGCCGACTGTTCGACCTGAACGGAACGGCTACCGTCCTGATTGAACTCAACCGTCTTGTAGCCGCTGCCGTTGCCTCGGTGCGAATATTTGAACTCAAGCTGCGTGTAGTATTCGTCAGCCGCGCTCAACGACGGTTCGGGGTCGATAATCACGTCTCCAGCGTCCGCATAACGACAGTCAACAGTTATGTCGGTGTTGTCGTCGCCCGTGCGGATACGCGGGCCGGTCAGCACGGTGTCAATCGTCCATCGAAGATACAGCGCCTCGAAAGACGGTATTTTCTTCGGGTCGGCGCTTTGATACGAGATGTAGGCTGTGCGGTCAATCTCGAACTGGTATTTGCTGTTGACCTGTCGTGTCCGGCAGCTTTGCGCCCAGTCGATGAAGCACTTGCGCTGTTCCGCGCTGAATGGCGTGGGGAAAAAACTCCACGGCCACCAGTAGTTTTGCACGCCGTCGTAGTACAGCCACTTCCGCACCGTTTCGGCCGTCTGCCCTTGCATCCACCATTGCCAGCCGCGTGCCAAGTTCGCAGAGGTGTTCGTGTTCGGCCCCTTTCGGCAATCGGTCTTGAGAATATAGATTCTGTCCGATGCCGTCACGCTCAACCGGTTTCGTCCGCCGTCATGGTCGAGAATCTGCACGTCGGTAACGTAGCCGTCGAACAGGCAGAAGTTCACCGGTGTGGCGGTGTCTCCCCAATCTGGCGAAATGGTGAGCCTGTGGCCCATGAGCAAATCGCCCGACTTACTGAAACGGTCTGCTTGGTCGATAAGCGTGATTTTCAGCACGTTCGGCGTGATATCGTCCCACGGGTTCGACACGCCCCAAGTGATAGTGAAGGGGCTTAACGCCACGAGGTCGGCGCTGCCGTCCGATTGCAAAGGCAAGGGCGATAGGTCAAGATACACATGGCATGTCTCGGGCAAGGGGTTCGCGCTGCTCATAACGCCAGCTCCTTGCCGCGCACGCGCGCCCAACGGTCGAGACTGCTGACGATTTCACCGGCCACCTTGTCGTTGTCAAGGTTGCCGTGAGCGTCCACGCTGATATTCACGTTCACCGTCGCGGGGCGCGCGGTGTCGGCACGGTTGGCGGGGGCAACAATGGCGCGGGCGAGATTGACGGTAGGCGCTGTGTACGTGGTCGGCGCCGATGGCGTGATTGCGCGGCTCATGGCGTACTGGCGTACCGGCAGCGCGTAGGCGGCGGCTTGCGTGCTGTAGCTTTGGGCGCTCAAACCGCTTGCCTCACTCTTGGCACCGGTAATCTTGCCCCACAAGTCCGAAACCCACTTGAACGCGCCCTTGATTGCCCCAACGATGCTGTCGAACACGCCCAGCACCTTGTCTTTCAATCCGGTGAAGAAGCCGATAATACGGTTGATGGCGTCTTGGGCGGGGCCGGGCAGTGCGTTGAACATCTGCTGACCGGCCTGTTTCATGCCGTCGAAATTCAACGTGAACATGCTCAGCAGCAGCTTGAAATAGCCGCCCAGAAAGTCGGCCACCGGCTGGAACGCCTGACCTATCGCGTTCCAAGTGTCGATGCCCCACTGCTTCAGGCTGGCACCGATACCGGCAAGCCACCCCATGAAGGCGTTCCACTTGTCCGCTATCCACTGCGCCGCCGCCGCTCCAGCGGCCTTCACGTTGTCCCAGTTCATCACCAGCAGCGCGATTACCGCGACAACCGCCAGAATCACGGCAATGACCGGCAGAAAAGCGAGATTCACCGAGCCTTGCGCGATTGCCACGATGGTAGCCACGGCGCTGTACGCGGTCATGGCCGCGTTCAACGTGATGATAACCGCCGCAACCGCCGCTATGACACCGATAAGCGGCACCAGCCACGAGGTGTTCTGCTGCACCCAAGTGGCGAACTCGGCAAGTTTCGCCGCCACCTGTGTGAGAATCGGCAACAATGCCTCGCCAAGAGTGGCCTTGGTGTTCTCGAACGCCGCCGCCATGCGCTGCTGCTGGCCCTGTAGGGTGTCGGACTCACGCGCGAAGTTGCCCGTGGCCTTGCCGCTCTGCGCGGTGATTGCGGCCAGCGTGGCTTGCATCTTGGCGTTACGGTCGCCCGACTTGTACAGGTCACCCAAGCCCATCGAAGCCGCTTGGGCCTTCAACGTAGCATCGTTAAGAGAGATGCCGTATTTCTCGATTGGGTCCATTTCGCCCTTGAGCGCGGCGCTGAGCGCGTCCACAGCGTCGGCGGTGGTGCCGCCGAACATGGAAGACAAGTCGGCGCCAAGGGTGATAAGCTCGTTGGTCTTGTCGGCCGATTCGTCCACGCTCATGCCGAAGTTCTGAAGCTGGGAGCCAACCAGCGTGGCGAACTCGTTGTACTCGTTCTTGCTGAGGCCCACGGCCTGTGCCGCGTTGTCGCTCCACTGCTTCATCTTTCCGGCGCTGGATCCGAACACGGTTTCGACGCCGCCCACCGACTGCTGAAGGTCGGCGGCAGCGTCAACGCACACCTTCGCGCCCGCGCCGATGGCGGCGAGCGAGGCACCCGCCGCAACCGAAGCCTTGTTCAATCCTTCCTTGAAGGTCATAGACGCGGCCTTGGCCTTGTCCATGGCGGCCACGGCGCTTGTCGCGTCACCGATGATTCGGATGGCCAACACGGCTGATTTCATGTCTCACCTCACCTCACCTCGTTCTGCGTCGAATGTCTTCGGTTTCCTCGGCCTCTTGCCGCAAGAGGCTTACACAGGTGCCCCAGTCGGCCTCTTGCGGCTGTGATTCACGCCGCCATGCCCACGGCGTGCCGCCGAAACGCGCCGCCAGTACACAGCTCAGTTCACCGAAGCCGCCGCTGTCCCACCGGTCGCACCGGTCGAAAAACCCGGCGCGTCCGCCATGTCGCCGGAAGAGACCGGCACGGGGCCGTTCATGGTTTCGGCCTGTTCCTCGGTGTCGGTCGGGTCGTTGTTCATGTCCACGACGGAAACCACGGTGTCGGCCCACTGCTCGAACGGAACAGAGGTAGCGCCGATTTGGCGGCAGCGCACGTAGGCGGCGTAGGCGTTGAGCTTCACCACCGCGTCCAACGCGCTGCCCCAGCCCTTCGCCTTCGCGTGGGTTTCCGCTTGGCAGCGCTGCCACATGGTCACGCAAACCTCGTCGGCGTGGCCGTCCAAGTAGGTGATACGGGTGTTCGGGGTCTTGGTCTCGTTGTTCATTTCGTTAATCTCCTGTCGTGATTCGGTTGATGATTTTCTGCACCGCGTCCGCGTAGAGTTGCGTCCACTGTGGTTCGGTGTTCTTAGCCGCCTTGTTGGCGAACATGGTTGCTTTGATGTTGTGCTTGGGCCAGCCGTAATTGATTACGCCCGCGTACTTCACCTTGCCGTTGTTGCCGGCGCGCACCACACCGGCCTTCTGTGTGGCACCCGCGCGTATCGATTTCGCGAGACGGCCCGAGCGTTGCGGGGCCAGTGCCTTGGCGGCTGGTGCCACGATTTGCGCGGCCTGTTCGTTGATGTCGCGCAAGTCCTTCAGGTCGGCACCGGCCTGTCTCAGGCCCTTGGCGAGCTGTGCCGCGCCCTTGAGCTGCAACTGGCTGTTGCCGCCAGAGGCTATGTCCGCCATGATTAGGAGTGGGACGAAGGCGTGTAGTCTACGGCTTTAACGTCGATGGCGACGAACGAAAAATCATTGCTGTTCTTCGTCTTCACGTCGCCGCCGAACTGGATGGACGCGATTACCACGTTGCCGGTGAACTTCACGCTGCCCTCAAGGTTCGGCACCCACTCGAACGGCAGCGTCTTACCGCTGTTCTTCAGGCACCAGACCTGTAGGCCGTTCATGGAGAAGTCCTCTTTGATTGAACCGGTCAGCGCCCAAGTCTCGGTCTGCGAACCGCCCTCGGTGTGGCCGTCCAGAAAATTGTCGTTGTCCTCGGTATCGGTCGAGGGTTCCAACGCGGTGTTGATAACGTCCGCGCTGAAGTCCTGTTCGCTGCCCGACGCGCCGATTTTCAGACTGCCGGGGCCAAGCGTGCGTGTCTTTGCCATGATTGTGTTCCTTTCAGTTGATTTCGAGTGGGTTCAGGGTGATTTCGTAGGCCGCTAGGTTGCCGACACCCGCGAGACTGTAGGTGACGGGTTTAGCGGCCTTCATGTTCAGGTGGCGCTCATGCAAGCGCTCCAAGACGGGGATAATCAGGTCTAGGCTTTCAATCTGCGTGGCCGTGGTGCCCGCGATAAGGTTCACCGTCCACTCGGTGTTGACGAACTGCCAGCCTTCGTAGGTGATGTTCGGCGGGTCGATAAGCACCGCGACTTTGCCCGGCAGCGGGCGGGCTTCCTGAGCGTCGATGGTTACAACGGCCACGAGGTCGCCAATCATGTCGGTGAGCATGTCCATAAGCGCCTCACGTTCGCTGATAATCCGGCTCATGCAATCACCAGCCCGCCCGTGGGTACGCCAGCCGCGTTGAGCTTGGGCCACACGCTGCGCAACGGGTCGCTTGACACCCTGTAGGGTTCAAGCGAGCCGTCGCCAACGTCCATGACACCCAAGCGCGCGTCACGGCTGTTGTACAGGTCGGCGGCGCAACTCACGATGCAGTCGGCGCGAACGGCGGCGGAAACGTTCGCGCCGCCTATAGCGCTGTCAACGTACTCGATTGCCGCCGTCACCTTGTCCACCAGCCGGTCATTGTCACCGGCTGGCACGTTGACTTCGGCGCGCAAGAGGCTTACGAGTTTCGCGGTATCGTCTACCATAATCAGTTACTCACGCTCAGGCGGCCTTGAACTTGACCGGGATAAGGCCGTCAACGTTCGTGGCGGCAACCGCCATATAGCCGTACACCGAATAGTTTTCGGTGAGCTTGGTCGGGTCGCCGTCGCTGAGCTGCGTGGGGCCACCGCTTTCCCACACCGTCACCGATTCGGGGTCGATGAAGCACGCCGTGCCAGCCGGGGCCTTGGGGAGCATCTGCACCGGCAGACGAAGGAACTTACCGGCGATGCCGGTCAGGTCGAAGTCACCGATGGTGTCGGAACCGTCGCCCGAGAGGTCGAAGAAGCGGGAACCGCTGTCCTTCATGGCGATGAGCGAGGCCATAACGTCCTTGCTGACACCAAGACGGGTGAGGTTCACGTTACGGTCGTCAGCCAGTTCGGCGGCGTCCATGATGAGAGTTGCCCAGTTGTCGATGGTCATGTTAGCAAGCGTGGCGGGCGCGTCGAGCTTGTTGGGGTTACTCGTCGCGTCACGCTGACCGGCGATGGTCGTATACAGGTAGTTGCGCACGGCGGTTTCGGTCGCCTTCGCGTAGGCGTTGCGCAATGCAGCCAATGCCGTGTTGAGCATTGGGGTGGTGGAACGCTCGATTACCTGACGGCTCATGGTGGTGTAGCCGCCGTAGGTGTCGATTGACACGCTCTTGGTGCCGAACGTGACCTTGCCGAACTTGAGCGCGTCGCCTTCCTTCGCCTGTTTCGTCGCGCCGGTGGTGTCGGTGCTGACCACGTTGTATTCCATGGTCATGCCCTTGTCCGGCAGTGTGTCGTGCGTGAGAATGTTCGTTACCTTGCGGCGCATTTCGATAAGCCGCAAATCGTCCGCAATCCAAGCGCTCGTGTTGCCGGTGTCGCCGGTGGCGATAAGGTCGCGGCATTCGTGCATGAGCGTCACGGCTGCTTCGTCTCCGCGAGAGAGCGCCTGTAGATAGTCTCCGGCGGTACGGTATTCACCGCCCAAGGTCTTGTGTTCGGGGGTGCTGCCCTTGGCGATGGCGGCTTTCATGCTGCGCTGTTCGTCCTTGATGCCGTCAAGCATATTCTGTAGTTCCTTGTCCACCTTCGGTGCCTCGCTTTCGGTTGATTGGTTGTTGTTGGTGGTCTGCTGCGCGTTGCGCTGCCCGGTGATTTTCGCGGCCTCGTACGCGGGCCATGACACCACCGACGTTTCCAACAGGCGCACGCGCTTGCGGTGCGTGATGCCCTGTTTGTCGGTCTCCGACTCGATTGGGATAAAACCGACGCTCAACGAGTCCAGCGCGCCGTCACGCAACAGTGCTACAGCGTCGCGGCCTCGCTGCGTGTCCGAGATTCGGGCCGTGATATGCAAGCCGTCTTCGCGGGGTTCGGCGTTGGTGATTCGTCCGATGGTCTCGCCATGCTCATAGCCGAGCTTGGCGCTGTCCACGTCATCGAACACGCAATCAGGGTCGAACGTCTCTTGGCCGTCCCATGTGTCGATAATCTGGCCGAACGGCACGGCGATGCCCTCAAGCGTGCGCCCGTCGCCTTCATCGCTGCTGCGAAGGCACACGCCACGCAAGCCGATATCGATTCTGTTCACTGTTCGTCTCCAATCTGCTGGGGTTCCGGTGCCGGAACCAACGGGGGATATGATTCACGAGCGCGCACCTCGTTAACGGTTATCCACTTGGAATCAAGGGCGGTCTTGTAGGCGTTGAAACGGTCGCTCATGTCGGCGCGGCGGCTGCTGTCCCAATCGAAGCGGGCTTCGCGGCCACGCGGCAACAGGACGTTGAAAAGCTCCTCGATTTCGCCGGTGTAGGCCGAAAGCGTGTAGTCCGAAAACTCAATCCAGCTTTGCTCGATGTTGCTGTAGGTGAGGTTCGAGCCGTCGACGGCGGCAAGCATGATGCTTGCCGGAATGCCGAGCAAGCGGGCAATCTGCGTGGTGTCGAACTTCTGCGTCTCCAAAAACTGCAAGTCGGCGGGCTTCATGTCCAACGGGACATAGGTGAGATTGTTGCCCAGCACCTTCACGTCGGCGGCGGTGCCCTGTGCCTTCCAATCGTTCTTGGCCTGTTTCGCGTACTCGGGTGTCACCTTCTGCTCGGTCTTCAAGTAGCCCTTCAGGTTCGAGCTGTCCGTGTAGAAGCGTGCCTTGTAGTCGCGGGCCATTTTCGCGCCCTCAACCTCTTCGCGGGCGGCGCTGATTGGGCCAAGGCCACGCAAACGGCCCGGCACGTTCAAAAACTTGCAATGGACGATATCCGTGGGGCCGTAATCCTTGCCCAAGTAGCTGTATCGCAGTTTCGGGGCGGCGGGGTCGCTTCCATCGTCGGAAACGACAACCAGAGACGGCGGCAGCACCTCACACGACACGATTTCACCGCCGAAACGCACCAACCGCACGAAGGCGTTGCCGTCCAACGCCATGCTTGCCACCATGTCCGCCAGAAAGTCACGACGGGAACGGTTCACGTCCG